GCATTGGCGCCCGGCAGGGCGATCTTGTCCGCCCCGACGAGCTTCTGCGCGTTGACGTAGCCCTTGGCCAAGTCCTGCACGGTCTTGATCTGCTGCAAGCTGGCGTCGCCCGTCAGCTCCTCCGGCATGGTGCCGATGTCGAAGGGGATGGCCTCCGGGCCAGTTGCGCCGTCACCGCCATCGCCTCCGGCTATTGAGCCGCCGTCTCCCCCGTCCGCTGCCGCACCCACCGAACGTAGCAGGTGCGGATTGGCGGCGTTATACTCGACCCATGCCGGATCGTAGTCGTGGATGGGCCGTTTCAGTCTCTTACTCATCTTCGTCTCCTCGTGTTAGCCGACCTAGACCGGCAAGTGGGTCCACTCGATCACAACGGTGCCGCTCATCGTAGCGGCGGTGTTGTCCACGTCGGCCCAGGCGTCGGCCCAGTTCATGTTGACAACGTGGCTTTCCGAAGCCTCGAACGCGAGCGCAGGCGCCGAAGTCAGCAGCGCAGCCGTGCCGACCATATTGACCGACGACACCGGCCCTGCGCTGATGTCTTCCGCAGCGGCGTCAACCGCGCCCAGTGTGGCAACCGCGCCGGAGCCGATCAGGCTGCCCAAGCCAAGCTCCGGGTCATCCGTGGTCGGCGTGCCTGTGGTCAGCGTGATGCCGACCGACAAGGTAGCGCTCTTGATGGTGTAGGCGCCAGCCGGGAACGTATAGATGATCGCGCCGCCGGCCAAGCTCACGTTGTCGCCGATGGTCGCGGCCACACTGGTCAGCGTGATGACGGTGGTGTGGTGGAAGCCATCGCCGTATTCGACCGCCGTGCAGTTGGTGCCCGCCGCGCCGTTGTTCGCGGCAGTGATGATCGCCTTGTTGGCGTCCAGAACGGCAGCCTTGGAGGCGACCGCGTTGGCAGCCGCTGAGCCATCGAGGAGGTTCATCTCGGCACCAGTTGCCGTAACTTGCGTGCCGCCGTAGGTCAGGAAGCCAGCCGTCGGCCAGATGTAGTCGTCCCCGGCATCGAGCACGACCGCCTTGGACGCGGCCCCCGTGCCGAGCGTGGTCAGATCGAGATAGTTGAGTTCGGCGGCAAGCGCCGTCACGCCGCTGAGAATACTCAGCTCAAGTGCCGTGGCAGTCAGGGTTCGCAGCACGTCGAACTGTAGCGTGCCGTTGGCCAACGCAAGCCCAGGAGAACCGCCGGCGGCGATGTCCTGTAGTTGTTCGGTGGTAATGTCGGTCATGTGTCTTCTCCGGTTGAAAGAGCCAGCTTCGTGATGTCCATCGCGCCCCACTTAATCTGGGACATGATATACAGCACGACGCTACGCTGGCCTTCGCGAAATGCTGTCTCATGTGGGTCGCCGGGCATCATGGTCGGCTCCATGAGGTGGCCGAAGTGGCACAAGTCCTCATAGATCGCCTTGCCGGCAGTTGTGTCGTCGAACGCGAGGTAGTGGCGGGCGGTCGCTTGCGGATTACGCTTCGACAAGTTCTTCCTCCCCACCCGCGCCGGGCAGCTCAACGCCGCTCTCGGCGAACGCCTTGGCCGCCTTGCCGCCCTTTTCGGCAGCGCTCGCGGCGGTCTGGGCATCCTCAAGCTGGCGCTGCTGCGCGGTCGCCTGGGCGATCTGCTCGCGGATGGCGCCAAGATCTTCGCGTGAGCGGATGAGCCTGACGGGCGTGTCATAGAGTTCCGCCAGCATCCGCACGCCCTCGTCGGCGTTAACCACCTGCGCCGAGCTTTCGTCCAACTGCATGAACGCGCTCGCCTGCGACAGCCAGCGGATGACATTCTCGCTCTCGGCCAGCTTCTGGCTCATCGCCGCCGGGCTGGTGTACTCGATCTCCAGCGTCTGCCCGGCCAGGATGTCGGGCGGCTCCGGCAGGCGCCCAGCCTTCAGCATCAGCTTGATCGTGCGCTCGATGAGCGGATCGAGCAGCTCGGTCTGGAGACGCGCAATCACAGGTGCGAGCAGGCGCAGCACCTCGTCGCGTCGCTCGATAACCTCTGTGGCGGTCATTTGTGGGCCTTCGCGCGAGAGCAAAAGGTCTACGAAGAAGCCCTGCCGCACCTGTGTCTGGATTGCCTGGATGATGCCGAGGCCCAAGTCGGGGCGCCCGCCAGTCTCGATCGGCTCGATCTTGTCGCGCGTGCCGGCGCGATAGTAGTTGAGGCCGCCGGGGATGGTCACGGGCGGGCGCATGAAGCCGTCGTCCGGCACCTGCAGGGGCGGGTCGACGATCTTCTGGCTGCCCTTGATGACCGTGCGCATCATGGCCTGGAGCATTTGCACGGACGGCAGCGTCTCGATGCCGGGGCCAGTCCCGTACACGAAGCCTGCCATCTTGCTCCAGCGGGGAGTAAGATATGGGAAGTCGTCGAAGCCACCGTTGCGGAGCACATGCGCGCCATTGCGGAGCACATACACGCTGGCGATCGGCTTATTCTGGGAGAGCGGGATGTCGAGGATGCGGTCTTCGCGGGGGCCGACCCAGTGAATTACCTCCTCCGTCGCCTCCGGGTCCGTCTTGACCTTGGACACCAAGTTCGTCGGCACAGCCGTCTCCCCGAACTTCTTGATGATCTGGCGCAGCGGCATGTGGAATTGGCGTACGGCTGCGTCGACAAGGCTATTCTCGGCTTCGCGCAGGTACATCTGGCCGAGCGGGATGGTGCGGAAGCTCAACCGATCATTCTCATTGTCGTCGCTCTGGAACATCACCGCCGTGCAGAGTGTGACGAGATCGAGATAGAGTTCGTGGAAGGCCGGGTGGAAGTTGACCTTGCCCCGCGCGAACTCCGCGAAGATGCCCCGGCGCAGCTCGCGGAGCCACTCCTGGACGACCGGCTCCTGGTTGACTTTGCTATCGGCGATGTGCGGCGCGAACCAAATCTGGCTCGGATTGGTCAGGAAGGCGTGGATGAAGCCAGCGAGCAGGCCAGCGGCGTTCACGCCGGTCGGGTCGTAAATCTTGCGGACGCGCTCGAGCGGCGTGGTCTGCCGCGTGTTGAACTCGCGCAGCGGTCGGGTGTAGGTTGTCACGTCCGTCCAGATCGCGTCCATGTTGGCGCGCGCGCCAACGAGCGTATCTGCATCGCGGACGACCTTCTTACCCAGCTCGGTCAGGTCAGGCATTAGGCGCCCCGAGCAGGGTCTGGCGCCTCACTGGGCCAAGCTCCTGCTCGCCGGCGAGGATGGTCGAGCGTCGCCCCCGAGCACCGGCAGCCCGCCTGCGCGCTAGGGCAGCCTCCGCCGCAATGTCGCTGTCGCTGCGGCGTGGCGCTACGATGTCTCGAGGCGGAAGTTTGGGGGAGCCGAAACTCATGCTATACTCCTAGCGGGTCATACTCTGCGGTCCCCACCGCGACGCGCGGGCGAACCACCTGCATCATAGGTTGGGCGAACCGGCGCATCATACAAGCGTAGTTGGTCGCGGACATGATGTCGTCGTTCTTGGCCACGATCTTGCCTTCCTTGCGGTGGTAAATCCGCTTCTCCTGGAACCAGTCGACGCAGGGGCTGAACACCTTGAAGCGCCCCGTCTGCATCCGCTGGAGGATTTCCATCACGACGCCCTCTCGACCCTGCGGCCCACCCGTCTCGTCCTTGTAGCGCGCGCTCATCCCGAGCATATTCGCGCCCTGCTTACGCCAGATGTCGGAGATCACCTGCGCCGTCTTGGGCTCCCGCTGGAGCATGTCGTGCGGCCACGCCACGGGGATAAGCTTCGGGCGCTGATTGATGGCAGCAGTGTGAACAGCAATTTCCACGCCGCCCCGCCGATAGACATCGTAGATATAGATGATGTCGCGGTCTGCATCGTGCGCCAGCCAAACAGCCGCCGTAGGGTGGTCGATCCCCACATCCAAACCACATATCCGTCGGAAGTGCGCCGGGATGGCGAATGGGTCCACCGCGATCTGCTCGTCAGGGATCGGGTACACCACACCGGACCCCATCGCCGGATTACCGTGAACGCGGGCCTCCTTCTCGTGGTCCGGGTACTGGGCTGTGATCGCATCGACTTCCTCCGTGGTATAGAACGTGGCGTCGCGCAGGTCCATCTGAATGACCCGGCGCTGGGCCGCGCCCCCTTGCTCCTCGCCGGAGATTTCCAGGAAGCGCCCGATGACCTCCGTGATGCCCTTGAGGGGGCTGGCCGTGATGAAGACCGGCCCCTGGCGGCGGTTCGTGCGCGTCATAATCTCCATGTAGATTGGCGCCGGCGGCTCCTCATCCAGCCACGCCCAGTCTAGCGTCTCGCCCTGGAGCTTCTCGCGCCCGCGCTCGTATGACTTGAAGTAGCACTGGCTGATGCCGCCCGTCCGATGGCGCACCCGGAAGCTGTCGATCGCGTCGGCCACGCCGCGTGCGCGGGTGGGCTCGCCGATCAGCTCCTTCTTGGGGATCATGCCAGTGCCCCAGTCCGGCGCCCGCCCGAGGAGCATCCGCTGCGGGTTGTCCCGCGTGCTCTCGTTCGTTGGCCCCAGCGCCCAGCCGATCGTCGCCTTGTGGAAGCGTCGCCCTTTCCACCACTTCGGGTACTCGCCCGTCATGTGGTAGGCGACCTCCGCGCCGGCGCCCATCGTCTTGCCCGACTGGTTCGCCGCCATGAGAAGGCGCTCGCGGAAGACGCCGGCTGTGTGGAACTCGATCTGCTTGGGCGTCGGATGATAGTTCGCGAGCATGTTCTCGCGCCGCTGCGCGTTCAGCTCCGCGAGAAGCTTCAGCAACTCCTGTTGCTTCGGGGAGGGCTCAGTCATCGCTCTTTGGCGCGCCAAGCGCCTCGCCGATGGGCGCCAGCGTGATGGTTTGCGCATCAGGGCCGGCTGTCTGGTGGAAAGCGGCTTTGCCGCCTAGCCCGTCCGTGGCCTCGATTACTTCCTCCGGCGTCACGTCGATCGTCCGCAGCCCCAGCTCCCGCGCGAGTTCGCCGATGCGGTCGAGGAGCTCGCGCTCCTCCTGCGGCATGGCGACTTCGAGGCTGATGCGTTCGAGGGCCTTGCCGAGATTTTGCTCAATGAGGAATTTCGCGGCGTCAAATTGGACCTTCTCGCTGGCGGCGCTCGTGGCGAGGCGCAGAATTGTCCGCACGGCGATCGGCGCCCCCATCACCATGAGCCGCTGGCTCTCAAAGAGGACCGCCGCCGAAATCTTCGGCTTGCGCATCAGGTCGTCCGCGTAGCTGCGCGAGTAGCCCGAGCGCCGCGCCGCGACTGCGCGGGAGCCCGTCTCGGCATAAATCTTGACGAACTCGATCTCCTTCTTCTTCAGCCCCAGGCCGGGATCGTCCGGCGTTGGCATGAGCGCCCTCATAGGCTGGCGATCAGCTCAACCGCTTTCCAGACGCCAAGGCTCCATAGAGCTATTGCGGTGAAGATCATCAGCCAGTCGTAGATCAGGAAGCGCAGCATCATTTGATTAGCCGCAGGCGCAATCTACCCACTGCAATATAGAGCGCATCGTGGTCTCGCCACATGAGCCGCCAGCGCCACCTTGACCCAATCCAAACGCCGCTTCCAGCATTGGTCATTTCCGTCTCCCCTGCGTCTGGTGCCACAGCTCGCGCAGGTCGCCCTCGCTGAGCCCGCCCTGATGCACCATCGGCGCTCGAACATACTCGTGGTGCCACTGGGCGATGACGCGCGCACGCTCCTTGGCGCTTAGATTTTCCCAGGGCAGCCCGCGCGTGATGCCGGACTTGATGCCCACATCTGGATCGCTCCATTCGGGGTTCGAGCAAATGTGACGCCCCTTCTTGTCCCACCACGCCTCGGCGCGTCGGATGGCTTCGAGCACCGGGAAGTCGGTGTCCGGGAACCGCCGGGCGCCCGATGCACGCCGGATGGTGCTGGCGTTCGCGTTATGGAGGGTGCGCCGGCCTCGTGATCCTCGCGCCATGTCAGCTATCCAGCCGGCGCACAAGCACCCGCCCAATGAGCCGCCCCGGCACCAGGATGAATAGGCCCTCGTTGACCAGCTCGACGCCATGCACGGCCTTGCGCGCAAAGGCCAGCGCCTCGCGCTTCGACTTGTGCGGGAAGGTCATCGGCTCGCGCCCGCCCTCGATGTTCACGTCAACTATCCACATGCGATTTCCCCTTTGGCGCGCCAAGCGCCCTGCCTCCGCGATTTCGCCTCTCAGCTTGTCATATGGCGCGCCTTCGCAGGTTTTCAAGGCGCGGGTGGGAGCGTCACTAGAGAGAGGGGAAGCGCCGCTCGGCTTTGGGGGTGGGGGGTGGCCGGGCATCGCGAGGAGAGAGTTCTATGAAAGTTGGGCCAGCCTTGACGCGAGGGGATGATTGAGCCGGCGCAGCCGTCCATGAGCCTGTTGGATTGAGTGCGAGCAGCGCGAGCCCCTTCGCCTCGCAGAGCCACGCGGTTGCGTGGGAGGGGGTGAGCGCACGTGCTAGTGGCGCTGGTGGGCCAGGGCATAGGCGGGCGCATGGTGCGCTACCATAGGGAGTGCGTCACATTGCCACATGGTGCGCGGGGGCAATTCGTGCCTTAATCGTTTGGGGCGATCCGCCCTAAACCATTGGCCAGGAGGGGAATATGAGGATCAGCCAGCGAATTGAGCTAGTGCTTTACATCGCTGTTGCCGTTGCCGTGGCGCTCGCTGCGGTGAAGACACTGGCGCTCTACTCCTGAGCCGACTGCAACCAATAGGAGATACCGCGATGAATAACCGAACCGAGATCACACTGGAGCCCAAGGACAACGTGCTGGGCCGCCGACCGCACAACCGGGATAGCGGAAACCTGGAGGTATTTGTTACCCGCAACAGTCACGGCGACTTCGATGGCGTGGGGATCATAGTCGATAGCGTCAACTGCGGCGAGCGCCAACACTTCCACGAGTATTTCACCAAGGCCCAAGCCCGCGAGATCGGCAAGGCGCTGATTGATGCGGCCGGACCGGAGCCTGTGGAGATGCCAAGGCTCAGCATGGCGCACAACGATGAGCGCGCTGGGCGATGGTACTCCATTGCCGAAGCCCGCGCCATCGCCAGCGCGCTCAACTCGGCCACCGCCGACCAAGACCGGCGGGCCAGCTGACCAATGGGGCACGCTAGGCTTGGCGCTTGGCGCGCTCCACAATCTGAAAAGGGTGAATAGCATGAAAGAGCAACCAAAGACTTTTTACATGGATGCAATGCCCAAAGTCCTTTTAACTTTGAATGGTATGCATCCGAATTCCGATGGCTGGAAGGCGGCGGCAGAGTTAATGCTGCATTTGGCTACATGGGCTGACGAGACTGGCCGACGCGCGGATACAGTCAGCGGGCGGCTAGAGGCGGCCAACGATGCTTGAGGCGAAGCCCGCCGACCGCCAGCGCGAACTAGCCGACCGTTCGGCCATCCGCGCGCTTGTGAATGGGCCGTACATGAGCTTGACCGTATCCGAGCAAATGGCGGCTGCCATCGTAGAGGATGCCCGCGCTGGCGATGCCGCTGCAAGGCGCATGATCGCGCGAGCGCAAGCGCGCGACCACTACTAGATCGCGGCAACCTTGACGGGGCGCCTTGCCCCGTTCTTTTGAGCATTGAGCAACCGGCGCCAATAGGGCGCATAGCAAAGGGGAAAGAGCATGGCACTCGCGTTTACCATCACCGCCATCGCCGGCGCAGCCTTCGCGCTCGGGATGCAATTCGCGAAGTGGCGCGCCAAGCGCCAACGGGACCAACTCTTAGCAGTGGAGGATGACATGGCACAATTTCGCGGAACCATCCAGGGCACGCGCGGCGCCGCTTCGCGCCTGGGCGACAAGCGGTCGGGCTTGCGGGTCGAGGCTCAGAGCTGGCAAGGCAAGATCGTAGTCGAGCTTTGGCACGACGAGGAACAAGGTATCGACCGCTACAAGGTCAGCCGCCGGGCGCACATGGGGGTCGGTTGGACAGAGGCCGCACCTATCGCCGAGGGTGTGCTGGTTGACTTTGGGGAGGGCTAG